CAAACATATGACGACCTTCTACCACTTTCCCGGCAAGGACCATACCCGTTTTACTGCCTTTGACATAGTGGAATGTACCCCCGGACCAGTAACCGGGTACAAACTGTCCTTTACGCTTAGCCCGGCTAAAGCCTGTTTCTACGTACTCGGCGTAAGGAACACACGTACCGTATACCACTATAAACGACGACGCTGTAACCTGTATTTTTGTATAGCTCTCTGGTGCGCCCTGGTTTAGCGACTGTACCAAACGCCCGGTACGACGCGGTGTACGTCTTGCTGTATTATTATAACCCTGTATAACTACAGACCGTGCTATACGGTCGTTCATTTGTTCAAGCTCGCTGTTTTGACACGTTTTTAGCCAGGCTATCCACTCGTCTACGCCTGTTAATTCAAAATAATATTTCATATGAATTTTACGCCCCTGTCACTTACAGCTGTACTATTTTCATAAGCCAGCTTATAAGGTCTTAGCATATCCCTAACCGGGTCAAACAGTTCATCATATGATAAGTCACTTATAGCTGTCGGCGGCGCTACTTCTGTAATGTCGCCTGTTTCGCTGTTTATTTGATGTGTTTCGGCTCGTGCCATAATTTCAAAGCACAATGCTACAGCTGTTTTTAAATTGTCACCGTCGGGACCGTCCATAGCTACCGGGGGAAGCCCACCTATATAACCCTCGCACCAGGCATTAGCCCGCATTAAGTAAAGGTCTTGCTTTTCCTCGGCTACAGGTTTAGCTATCGTATAATACTTTGTTAAAAGTTCCGTTTTTGTCAAAAGCATAGTATATCACCTTAACCTAAAACTTCGCCGCTTTTACCGCTTTCAATGATAGCAGTAACTACGTCCGCTTTCTTAGCGTCCGGGGCTACCTCTATATCGTGTTCGATAGCCAACGCTATAAGTTTGTCAAGTTTCAGCTTATTTAAAGCCTTAACTGCGGCTTCTGCGTTACTTTCGGTGTTATCGTCAATGTCTACGGTGTCTGCAACAGCAGTAGTATCTACAGCCTGTGCGTAGCCTTCTGTTATAAGACGTTCCGCGTCGCTCTGCGGATATTCTACTACAGTGTCCACGTCAAGGAAGCTATATCCGTCTGTAACTCCGGGTCTTGTTATCTGAATTTTCATACTACACACCCCCATTAGTCAACATTCAATACGTCAGCGGTCATAATAAGTTCCGGGTTTGTGATTTTAGGAAATGAAGCCGCTACAACCTCGATAACCTCACGTATAGGACGCTCCATAGTAAAGGTCCGTGCAAAAATACCGGGTTTCATACCGTTTTCGTAAGTCGGTCCCATAAGCTGTTGTCCGATTAAGCCGTTTTCTTTAAGGAATACGCCTTTATTTTTTGCAAGCAGCCTAACCGTAGAACGTGTGCCGCCGTTTGTGACGTCGCGGTATGTTACCTTGCTGTCGAAGGCTTCCATAGGTGGCAAGTCACGCCCTTTAAGGAATGTGTTAAGTTCGTCAAGTGTAAGCAGCTTGTCGCTGTAGCCTGTAATAGCCTTTCTGATAGCTGTATCATTCAGTACGGTACGGATAGTTTCTATAGACGCTACAAACACGTCCGGGCTGTAACCGTTTGTATTTTTGTCTATATAGTGCTGTACCCAGGTTTCATAGTTTGCCAAAATGGTAGCACCGTCGGCGTTCCATTTTTTAGCCGCTGTAACCTTGTTGTCTGACGGTACGCCAAAGTCTACACCCAGCTTAATACCGTTTTTATCGTATACAAGCTGTCCGTTGCCTAACGCTTGCCAACGCAACCACTCTATACGTGCGTCAATATTACGCTTCAGCTGTGCAGTCTTATTAAGCAGCTGTTTAACCGCCATAGTCTTACGTCCCTCGTTACCGCTATCCATAAGCGCCGCAAGTTCTTTTTTAGACACTATGTAAGACTGTCCCATATCGGTAATTTCACCGCTGATACGTCTTACAGGGTCACGGTCAGTAAGCGGAATTTCCGCACCGCTGTCTATGATGTCTGCCATATCTGCCTGGCGTTCAATTACTGTTTCGTTAAAGTCCATATCGTAAGTATCTTCCGTAGGAAGGAAGCGCTGTCCGATATAGTTTGTTTCTACAGGTACTTCTTTAATGGTTTTAGTAAGTACCGGGTTTTCAAAAAAATCACTCAAATTTGCTAATCCTGGCATATTATATTACCTCTCTTTCATTAGTCTACGAAGCGGATAGCACCGCTAAGCGCTTTCTTAAATTCGTCTGTACAGCCTGTAAGCATACCCGTGTAAACTGCTCCGTGTACAAGTACCTGTCCCGCTGTCAAGTCGGGGTTTGTTGCGCCTACAGCTTTAAACTGTACACTTTCGTCCAAAATTACAGGGTTTGACTTACCTGTAGGGAACGAATACACGTAAGGGCTTTCGTCTGTACCCGCCCCGCTTTTTGCGTCGGCGTACTTTTCGTATTTACCTGTCGTGTCATTTCTTACAAGACACAAGCCTTCGGGTAAATATTCGTTTGCCGTAAACTTTGTACCGTCCAACGTGATACCGTTAGTCACATATGCGTAATGTGCGCTGGCCTTAATTTCTTTAGCCGCGGGGTACGTCTTTTTTCTGATAGTCAAATCATTGTTCATAACTTTTTACCTCATTTCTTTTTATTTTGTGGATATTCCCAACATAGATAACGCTTCAGTTACCTTAGCGTCTGTTTTGTCACCGCCAGCTGTACCACCGCCGGGACCTTTTGACTTAAAAGCGTCGTCGTTATTAGGGTTTCCGTTATTATTGTCGTCAGTTCCAGCTTTAAACAGGTTAGGCTCTGTGCCGTGTACCTTTTTCAAAGCACGGGCTACGCTCTTAGCGTCAACGACGCCCGTTGTTTCGTCGTAGTCTATATCGTCCATATAGTCAAGACGAATAGCACGTACAACCTGTGTCGGGTTTACAGGGTTGTATGTTCCCGCCGATTTAAGTACAGCGTTTTCTATAGCAAGGTCTTTTAACTTTTCTTCCAGCGTTGCCGCTTTTTCTGTTGCCGCTGTAAGCTTAGCCTGGTCGTCGCCGTTAAGCGACGTATTACCGTCTGCCGCCGCTTTCAGCTTTTCGGCAATGCTTGTTAAAAGTGTCTTGTTATCAGCGTCAACAGTTACACCACCGTCTTTAAGCGCCTTACGCACCATACGTATAGCACGTGACGCTATCATAGCGTCTACGTCTGCCTGGCTGTACTGCGGTCGCTCGTGTTCGGGGTCATAATCTAACGCTTCGTCGTGCTGGTCCTGGTCTATGTCGCCGTCAGTAAGCAGCTGTCCTACTTGTGCGGTATATTCAGCGGCCGTAATTTCACCCTTTACATACTTTTCCTGTAATTTTTTAAGTTTACCCATTGTAAAAACTCCTTCCGTAAGCCCGTCGGCATATTATTCCGGGTATTCGCTCCCGTTTGCGTTGTCCTTTGACAGTATTATAAGCCCTGTCTAAGTTACGGCAATAAAAAAGGACGCCGTAAAAGCGTCCTAACCATACCTTTAACCCGATAAGTGGGGCTATATAAAAAGTCCTACAACTGTAGGACTTTTTATAACTATTTACTTTTGCAAAGATTTAATACCACGCCTGCGTATACTGCATAGGTAAGTTGTTATTAGCGACAAAGTTCTTCACTTTAACCATAGCTTTCGTAGCATAGTAAAGGTCTGCGTCGTTTTCTGCCACCTCGTCAACATCTGCAACACCTAACGACTTATTATACTTTATCAATCCGCTTTTACCCTTTCCTTCGGGCTGATACTCGTATACAATATAATCATTATTCAAGGTCTTTAATAACAGTAAATTCATAGTTTCGCCCTCCATTCTTTCAATGCCTTCCCGTAATTATGCTTTTCTTCTGCCAACTTATGAGCTTCGGCATACGGTAAGTTCTTTGATTTCATAATATGCAGTTCCAAATACTCGTGTTTAAGTAGTACCAGGTCTTTAGCTTCAATCCGACCTTCTATAAGATTTTGCCACGATACAGCTATATCGTAATCAGCGTCAAAGTATTCTGCTTCCGGACCGCCTAAATCGTGCTTTTTGTAAAATAGGTGGTCTTTAATCTGCCAAATACTGTTTTCTTTCCAACCCGTATTTTGTGCAATTTTCTTACAGTCGGTTGACATTTTTCTTACCTCGGCGTAATATCTTTCTGCGTGTTGCATTGCTCTTTCGCTATTAGGGTTTAACGCTCCAGATAAACCGCCACTATACATATCATTCACACCCTTCACCTGTATTATACCACTTTTTCCACTACTGTCAAGGTCTTTAATAAATAAAGGTGCGTTTTTAGCTCCACTTTTTACGGTTTTTAACTCTTTTTTCAACTCGTCCAAAGTTTCGCCCGGTCGTAAATACCTCTTAGGGTTATCACCGTCAAGCATTTCTTTTACGGACGGTAAACCGCGTTCCTTTGCGTAATCGTCAAATGTTTCAGCTTCAGTATAATAATTTTCACCAAAGCTATCATTTGTACCGTTCTTTCGGGCTATTTTTCCACGTTTTTCAACTCCTATAGCAGATAAAACGGTACACCACCTACAGCGACAATTAGGGTGATTAGGAATACGCGCACCGGGTACACCTGGGTTAGCGGGGGTGTCATAGTCTAACGGATAGGGGTTAGCCCGACTGTAGTCTGCGTCGTGCGCACACATAGCAGACGTACGCCCGTCGTACACAGCGTCACGGTATTTACCGTCCAAAATATCGGCGTTTTCCATAGCTGCGTAGCTTGTGCCTAAGCTGTTTGCCCTTGTCATTTCTGTACGCACAATACGTACGGCGTTACTGTAGCGTTCACCGATTTTATCTTTTAAGCTGTGTGCCGCTTCGTTATAGCTCATACGCTTAGTAACTAAGTCTTGTATTACCTTTTCAGCATTTTTAGCCACAAGGTCAGTATTAGCGCGTATACGGTCGCTGTATGTATGCCCGTCGCCTACCCAGTCGTTAGCTATAAGCCCCAAAACGCCAGCCCTATTAAGGACTGG